CTCGTCAATTTTAGATTTTAGCGTACTATCTGCCTTATCGTAATGTACTTTGATATGCTCTTTGTACGCTTTCTCAAACGCTTCATAAGGAGCGTTTACCTGCTCTTTGATATACTTGCGTTGCGTCTCAAAATCGTCAAGTTCTTTGCGCAATACAGTGCGAGTGTTTTTAGCACTCTTTAAAGTCTCATCAGTTACTAACTGATTGTCGAGGTTCAATTCAGCGATTTTAGCCTCAATTTGTTGCCCTACTGCTTTGATTTTCTCATAAACAATAACAGGGGGTTGCTTCAGTGTTATTAATTGTTCATTCATTTGTATAAGTGTTTTTAGTTATTTTCTAAGTACTCTAATAGTTCTTTTTTGCTGCTGAAAACTTCTTTTTCGAGTAAAAAGAAATTAGGTAAATTAAATACTCTGTATTTAATCTCAGTGGTGTTTGTATTAGCTATGATATTAATATCTATAATAGCTACTTCGCTGCTTTTTATTCTATTTTCGTGCATAAAATAGACGGTTTGATTTGCGTTGTACTTTGTTTCTACTTTCATTTTGATATAGGTGTTAAGGTTATTTTCTTAAAATAAAGTGCCGTGCGTTATTGTTATTTTTTTTAAGTTTCCAGATTTCAAGAATAACACGGCACTTATTTATTTGGTAGAGGCTCTTTATCTTTGTTTTTGTAGGACATTCGGCTAACTGCCTCCCTAACATTCTTACTTCAGTTAGCCGAAGCCTACACGTGACAACAAATGAGCGGATTTAAGACGTTTTTCTTATTAGTTTGTTTATCTCGTTACGCTTGGTGCGAAACTCGTGTAAGAACTCGCTATTGCTAATTTCTTGTGCTTTGTACTCTGGTTTGTTCTCATAAAATACACAGCACCTTGTGTTAATTGAATTGCTACCTACTTCTATAGCCCATAATAATGTAAGTGTATCATTTATAATATTCTTTTCATATATTTTTATATACCAATTAATACTATCATACTTCACCCTGTAGCATTTACCTACTTCTAAGGTTGTTACTTGCTCTTTCATAGTTATTAGATTTTAAAGGTTAAATAAACTGATGCCAATCGTGTGACAACTCTTCGTAATAGTGATTGCGCTCACACTCTTCACTATCTTCTACAAGCCGCTCATATTCAGCCTCAAGGGCTTCTTGTACATCAAGCCATTGAGCATTAGTAAGGTCGTAATACACAGAGTGCTTGCCCACTGATTTATACACTTCAGCTTCAGCGTTTAAAATACCCCTGTCATAGCACCCCGATAAGCGCATAGTGTAGCAGTCGCAAGTAGATTTAAGATGCCACCAGCCCTCGTGGTCGTTATCACTATTAGGGCGCAAAGCCGCTTTTAGTTTGTCAAAAATTGCAGGGTTGATAAAACAATTTTCATTCATAGTATATTGAAGTAATAAGGGTGCTGTTAGCCCTTGTATTAAGGCGTTAAGTTCGTCATCTATAGGCTTCGCATCGCCTATAACGATATTAAACACCTCTTTTTCAGCAGGGGTACAGTCGTTATAACGCTTACCCTTGTAGGTTACGTAGCCATTGCATAGAAGAAAATGGCTACTTTGTTTGGCCATCTCATTCATTTGTTGTATCTTTGCCATTGTAATTAAAAAATTTAGATTGTTAAACTTAAAGGCGGTGCTGTGAAGTGTCGCTTTTTTTAATTTGCTATTTTTCTGAAATCACGCGCCCCAGCGGGTACCGCTCTTACTTTTTTCTGACTTTTCTTTATCAAATCAGAATGGGTAACCTCAAAAGCATTCAATTGTTTCACGCTTATAAGTACATTACCATTTAATGGGTTCTCATTCTTAATTAACCCAAATTCTACCCATTTTCGTATATGATAATTAGATACACCTATATATTTTGCAGCCCCTGGAACACTCAATGACTTATTAGACTGCATACGCTTCTCAATCTCCATATGTACATCTGTAGCAATGTCTTTAACTATCATAGGAACAACACGTTGCATTTCCCACAATTCATCACGCTCCCAAGCGCGTAAGTCATTAATCTCTTGGTTTAAATATGCTACTTTACTAATCATAATGCTACTAATTATCAGTTGTTATATCGTCCTCCTCAAACGCTTCTTCCTCAGTCATTTCCATCACTTCAAGGAATTTATCTCTTACAGCCTCAGAACTTCTATAGAAGCGTGTGTTAGGTTCGTTTTTCCATTTTCGCAGGGTATCAATGCTCCTACCTACCTTCTTACACAGAAGGCACATCATTTCCAAATCGTTTAACTTTTCTTTTGCTTTGTTTGTAAGTTTCATATTGTTTTAGTACTTTTGCAATGTCAAAACGGCTGCTATTTTTACTGCTGCTTTTTACTATCATTTTGACGATGCAAATGTACTAACATTTTTGTTAGCTTGCAAATATTTTTGTAAGTATTTTAGTGTAAAATACAAACTTTTTTGTAAGCATCTGATTTTCAGAAGTATTTTTTTGATAATTTTTCAACCTTTTTTAATTTTGTGAGATATGGAAAACAATTTAGATGCAAACAACAATGAAAGTAATATACTTTCAGATGTTTCAAAAAAGATAGATGAATATCTTTCAAAAAACAATATAACCCCTTATGAGATGGGGAAAAATACAGGGGTTTCTCAGGTTACAATTGGGCGATATAGAAAAGGAACTTCTACCCCAACGGGTAAAAACCTTGAAAAAATACTCAATGTGTATCCTGATTTATTAGGGAATGATAGCAATTACCCTATAAATGTGCGCTTCCTTGAAGTATATGAATACCTTAAAAAGGCATATCCTGATTTTTCAGCCGAAAAAATCAATATATCACAAGAAGAGTTTGATGATATAAGCAAAGGTAAAATAAAAGTACCTATTATTAAGGTTATAAACATTCGTGATAAATACCCTGAAATTAATACAGACTACATTATTGCTAATTATGGCAATATTCTAAATACCGTTATTGATTTTGACAAAATAACAGACAAAGTCCCTAATGGAAATTTAAAAAATAAAGAATATCATAACAAAATACAAGTGAGAGTTGTATCGACCAAAGCACAAGCAGGTTGGAGTGAAGGATACTACAATGATGAATATTTAGATGATTTGCCTATAATAACTATAGAAGCCGATGAGCCACATCGTGGTAATTATTTAGCATTCGAAGTTTCAGGCGATAGTATGGAACCTGACTATATTGCAGGAGATATTGTCATTTGTCGTGAAATACAGCGACACCTATGGCAGTTTCCTCTACACATTAAGGACTGGGATTTTGTCATAGCACACGCTACTAATGGCATAATGCTTAAAGAAATCATCAAACACGATGCTGAAAAAGGCATTATATATTGTCATTCTATAAATCCAAAATATGAAGATTTTAAAATCAATCTGAAAGAAGTACGTTTTTTGTATAATGTAGTTGAAGTAAGACAAAAAGGTCGCTCTAAACGCTCTAATCGTGCAAAAGATTTTTTATAAATAAATTATTAACTTTTAATTATACAAACAAATGAAAAAATTATTACTATCAGTTATCTCAATTCTCTCAGTATCATTTGTAACTGCACAAAATTTTCCATCTACCAAAGTCGAACTTTTGCAGGATAAAGTTGTAAAGCCTAAACAATATGACGATTCCTACAAAAAATTCCATTATAAGAATTTTTACAGCACTTTTGATTCTGAAAAAGGTGAAATTAAAGATTTAGACGATTTAAGACTTTTTGCCACATCAAAATATTCTTTCATATCTGATTATGAGAAATTGGTAGGGAAAGAATTTAAAGTTGTAAAAATATATCCACCTAAAAACTCAAAAAAATATGTATTAGAACTAAAAAATGAAGACTTTGGAACTGTATACTATAACTATTCACCAGAGTATGAATTTGATTTTGAATTAGAAGTTGTAGGTGGTATTGATCTTCCTGAAGGTTTTTATTGTGATAAAGTTTCAACTGAAAATGATAAATTTACTGGTGAGACAACTTATACGACTGATTTTGAAGATGGTATTTCTTTTGTAAAAATAGTAAAGAATAAAATACCTAATTTTTATATGCAAATCAACACAACAGGCAGTACTTTAAACGTAGGAAAAAAAGGTTTAATTGTTTTACTTGATAATGGCACTAAAATACAAAAACCTAATGCAAAAATAGATGTAAGCACAACCTCTTCAGGAGGCGGATATGTGTATAGTGCTTTTGTATCTCTAACAAAAAATGATATATCTCTACTTAAGCAACATAATATTACAGCAGCAAGGTTGTATATTTATGATAGTAATATAGAAGGTGGTTTTAAGCTGAAAGATATGTTAAAATGTATAACCAAATAACCACAAAAAAAGCCCGTGCACACACTCGCACGGGCTTTTTTCAGAAAAAACTAAAACCGAAACACCTTATACCGCCAACCAATCCACATAGTCAGCAGCACAACCGCTATCCACCACCATCTTATTACTATTCCTTTCACCTCTTTTGTTTTATGAAGAAAAGCCGTCTCAGTGCTCGTTTCTCGTCTTTCGTCTTTCCTATCTATAATCGTATTAGTAAGGGTACTATTCGCCTCTATTAGGCTATTAGAAAGGCTGCTTTTGCCACTTATCCTCACCTTTCCACCTGTTACCCTTATCATCTCACTATCACCGTCCCTAACGCGGTAATACACCAGCTCCTTACTATTCCCCACACTATCCCTATCACTTTCAAGGGTTACCTCATATTCTTGCAAGGCGTGCGCATCAAGCTGCAAGGTTTTGGCGTTATGCTCCAAAAGAGCCGTACTATCCTTGTACTTTATAATACGCTCCTTTTGCACCTGCTTTTGCTCCTCAATTGTTGTTTTTCGTGTCCTACACCCTATCAAGGAGAGGAACGCTAATAATGCAATGATTATCCTATTCATAACTTTCTATCGTTTTGATTAACTTCTTTAAACTATCAGCATAGTTAGGCGCGGTAGCATAGCCAGCTTTTGCTACTTCTTCAGCAAACTTATAAGGGTCGCTTCTTACTAACAACGCCTTAGCGTATCTTTTGTTTTTGAAAAAGAACTGAGCGTGGTCAGTAAAACATTCTTCAGGTGTGTCGTACTTCCTAAACCAATCTTTCACTTCATACTTGTACTTACCACTCGGTAATTGATATATAGACATCACTTGGGGGAACTTATATCCTAAGTTTGGAGCATTAAGTACTTCTGTAGTTTTAAACAAT